TAGTGGTAGAAAGCTCTGTTGTCAGATTTTGCTTCCATTACTGAGTTTCCTAAAGCCATTTGAACTAAAGCGTAGTTCTCGTTACCATAAATATTAACCAATTGCTTTTCAAAAGAACGGTCAAAGATATTTAGGTTGTTAAGCAAGGTACGATTCACCGCTGATGTAGCGATACTGCCCTGCGAATAGGTAGGCAATGTATTAGCCATATTGTTTTATTTTAATTTTTTTTAATATTGATTTTGTTTTTTATGCCCCAAAAAAAGTTTATCTAATAAAGACTTCTCTTCGTCTGCGGCACTTGGTCTATAAGTTCCTTGTTGTTCTACATCTGTAGTAATATTTTTTCTTTGTTTTAACATTTCAAGTCTTGTTTGATTTGCCGTTTGGCTAATCACAGACTGAACTATTTTATCAAAGTTATCAGCAATATACAAGTCTTTTAAGAGTCTTTCAGAGTTGTACTTACCATCTTGGTAGTATCTTTCTCCATAATAATCCTGTAAACTCTCTGCCGCTTCACGATACTTTGATGCTTCCTGCGCAGGAATTTCAAACTTACCATTGATGCTAAGACTTGCTTTATCGTCTTTCCAATTAAATGGAATAGACCCTATACGCGATTCAACACCATTTAAACTATCTAAGAACTTCTGCCTTTCTTCTTGAGCTTCAGTATCTTCTTGAGGTTCATCTTGTTGTTGTTGCGTATATTGCGGAAATTTTATTTCCTCAGACATACTTTCAAAAAACTCTCTTGCCTCAGAAACATCATTTTTGACTTTCTGATTCAATTTTTTTTGTTCTCTTTTGAGCTTGGATTCGTCAAACGCAAACTCATCAATAGAATATTTTTCTTGGTATTCAGCCTCTATATCTTCATTGTCAAACTCTGGGTTTTGAAATTTGATATAAGACTTTAATACCTCTTCATCTGGTTTTGTTTTAATCTCATCAGCTATCTTCTTATTGTAAAGAATATCAGCCACCTCGTTAATCTTACCTTCAGCTATGAGATTATATAATATTTCTGAAGTTTCATTCTCAAACTTTATTTGCTTAGTTTGTTGCTCTTGCAAAGCAGCTTGTAATTCATCCCAAGATGAATACATGCCTTCTGTTCTTTGTTTGATAAAATCTTCTTCATCTAATACCTCTTCTTCAGTTAATTCTTGTTCTGCAATACTTTCAATAGGTTGAGATGCTTGAGCCTCATCAACTTCTCTTAATTGTTCAGCTGATAATGTTTTAGCAAACTCTTGTAAAGGGTCTAGGTCTCTAGTATCTACTGGAGTTATTGTTTGTTCAGCTGGAACTTCTTGAGCAGTTGGTACTGCTACTTGTTCCTGATTTACCGAGGTATTTTCGGTTGTTGTTTCTGTTAAAGAACTGTTTTTTTGTTGTTCAGCAGCATACTGTTGAACGATGTCTGTGATTTCCATATATTTTGTTTTTGGGATTTACTTGTCCTAAACGTAAGGCAAATATACTATTTTTTATAATACAAAAAAAAGGACGCAGTAGAAACTGCATCCCCTTTAATCTATGAAAACACACACACAAAAAAAGACATATTATTCAGTACCTTCTTGAGGTTGCTCTTGTTGAGCTTGCTCGGTTTGTTGAGCTTGCATTTGCTCTTGTTGTTTTTGCTGCATCTTTTCTTGTACCGCAGTACCTAAAATAGAGTCAGCCATTTGCTTTATATCATCAGGTAATGGTTGTCCTGTTTTTAAAGACTCCATATACATATTAGTAGCAAATTTAATTAATTCTAAATCTCTATCTGAATCACCTTTAGTTTTATTAACAGCCATCTTGCCTTGAGAAGATATTTGTTCTAACTGAGCATCTTGTTGCATCTTCTGTTGAGATGATTGTTGCTGAATCTGAGCATTCATTTGAGAGTTTCTTTGAGCATTTTCTTCTGCCTCTTTTTTAGCTCTCTTCATGCTTTTAGATAAGTATAATTCAGCTAATTTAATGTCATCAATATTTTTAATCTTAAACACCTGCTCATAAGTCAAACCACCAGATTGTAAAGCCTGCATCATTAAATTATTCAATTCAGCTCTTTCTTTATCATCAGGCATCATTTGGACTTTAACATCAAATGTCATATCCAAAAGACTTAAATCATACCCTTCAAACTCCTTATACTTATTAGCTTTAAATACTACAGAATCCCATAACATCATAGAAACCTTTTCAGCAGTCTCTTCCATTAAAGTAGAAAACCCATCGTAAATATATTCAGTAGCTGAATTAGAAGCTTGTATTTGGCTTTGCATTACACCAAGACCAGTTTTAACCGGAACGCTTGAGCCATCTCTATATTCAGAAATACCCATCTCTTCTCTTAATCTGTCTAGCTCAAAATTGTATTGTCCTATTAGCATATTCAATTGAGCTACATTACCATTGTTAGGCAATTGCGTAATTGGAAACGCCTTAGAAGTACCATCGTCATTTTTAGAATTCCAATATACCCTACCTGTTTGGTCGTATATCTTCATCAACTTTAATGGCTCAATAGTATTACCTAATCCTAAATCAACATCAGAAAATCCTTCTATATCTACTGCAAACCCATCTGGCTTCATTAAGGCAATTAGCTGTTGCATCTTTAATCTAATAACCAACATCTGTCTGATCGGGCCCATTGCCTTTTCAATCATAGAAGGTATTAAAGAACCATTTGCGTTAGGACATATAACAGAATAACTAAACATAGCATCTACGCCATTGTTATAAGGTCTTATTGTATTAGAAGTTAAATTCCACTCTAACATAATCTCTGTCTCACATACCCATACCCCATGGTAAATATTCATCATCTTAGATTCAATAACCTCACCAGCTAACTCTTGTCCTTCTGGTGCCACTGGTCTGCCTTGTTTAGGTATAGCAAGTACATTACCAAACTTATTTTCAGTCTTAACAGTGTATTCTACATCAGTAGTCTTTACTTCAAAGTCAAAGACAAGAACCGCGTAGTCATCATAGGGCCTAATTTCTGTGTATTTATATGAATCTTTCCAATAAAGGTTTTCAGACCTTTTAAGTTCACGAGAAGCTTTTTGAGCCAACTTGAATAGCGTTTCTTCATCTAGATTATATTTTTTTCTAATTACAGAAATCTTCATTGGCTTAACCTCTCCTATATATCCCAAGTCTTTGCCATTGTCTGTTTCAAATACATTGTATATTAAATTCTCAGGCTTAACCCTTTTTATTTTAATATTGTGGTTTGAATCAAAGTATACTTTAGTAGATGCAAAATTACAATCAACTATATCTCTTATTAAAGTTCTTTTTAATACTCCATAATCATTCTCATCCAATACCTTCTTAATCTTTGTCTCAAATAATATCTCCTCTGGTAATCTATATTCTAAATCAAAATATAATGCCATATCATCTTCATCTTCAGGCATAAACTTCTGAGACTCAATCTGATGACCAATTTCTTGCTCAAGAGCGATTATCTGCTCTTTATTTTTCATTCTAAAAGCAGCCTCTTGTTTTTCCATCTCTTTAATAGAAAAACTCATATCATCAGAAGCCTTTACAATAGGCTTCTCTCTTCTTGACATAAATGAACCTAAAAGAATCTCAACAAACTTAGGTGCAATCTTAATTGTACTCCAATCTAAATTAATATATGTTTGATTACCTTCTACTCTTAATAAATCCATGAATTCTTTCATAGAGTTAGTACCCATAGAAAACTCTCTATTGGCTTTCCAAATTCTATATCTACGTCCATAAAACCCATCGCTATTTCTATCAGCTGAATTGAATATACCTTGTGCCACTTTTAAGCCATATTCCTTACTCCTTTTTTTGGAGGGCTTATCCATGTGCATATTTAAAAGAGAATCCAAAGATGAAAACATATTCTTGTGTTTCCTACAAATGTACTAAATTATTTTGAACCCCAATTGTATATGCGTTTGGTGTACCATTCGTCAGTAATGCCTTTGTTTTTTAACCAATTCCCCAAAAGCTCAATTCTCTTCCCTTTATCTCTTGGCATCTTTTTAAGACCTTGTTCCCAAAATGGTTTCATTAGTTTTACATAAGTAGCTCTTCTATTGTCTAACTCCTCTGGACTATACTTACATTCTTTTGTAGGTGGCTCTTCTTTTTTTATTTGGCTTACATCTTGTTTAACACCTGCCATATGCCAAAACTTAATCTTCATATTCTTTTCGTAATACTCTACAACCTCTCTCCCCTTATCTAGAATAAAGTAAAACTCCCTTTTGTCTTTATTAATAAGACCTATATTTATTAGGTATTTAAAATCTGTGTATATATTTGATACTGGTATCCCTAGTTCTAAAAAATCTTTTTTCATCCTATTGACATTTGTAAAATCCCTTTCGTACATATAGAACAAGCACATTAACCTTTTGTTAGTTAATTGCTTAGGCAATGGCTTTAATAATTGGTTTGATATATACCCTAAATACATCATCCACTTTCTTCTCTTCAGCTGAAAGTGCATATTCTTTATGTAATTATTCCTTTTCTTAACTTGAGATTCTAATACCTTTATTCTTTCTTTGTATGGTGCTAGTATAGCTTTTTCAAGTTCGTCGGTGTTTATATATGCTGATATATTTACCCCGTTACTTTGGCTTTTTATTTTCATTGATAAGTTGTTCTATAAGAGGTACTCCCTTCTTCTCTGCTTCTTTAGCTTCTGACTCGTCCATTTTAAGATAGTTTACCCTCAACCAATTAACTGAATCTACCATATCTTTTAAAGAGGAGGTTAGTTTTTGAAAACGCTCAAAGGTTTTGTCGTCTCCATTTAGGTCAAGGGTAATGCTGTTCAATGAGGCTGATAGCTCATTAATCTTTCTATTTAAAGCAAAGAATAGTGCATACATCCCATCCTGTTTATATAATTGAAGTTCTTGTTTTAATAAATCTAATTCAGACATATAGTTACCTTGATTGGTTCTTGTTCTTGTATTAGGAATATAGAAAGTCTTTCATCCATTAAAGAATCATAAATAGTATCTATCTCATCTTCTGATAATGCTTCTTCTACATCTTTTATAATATAGTATCCTTTAGCGTCAGGTGGTGTTAAATCACATGCTAGTTCAAGTATGTCTTCATAACTTGAACCAAAACAAATCACATCGTCATACTTGTCAAAAAACAAAACCACTCCAGAGGTGCAAAAATTTTCTGACTTAAGTTTCTTTATATTCTTAATGTCAGCTAACAAACTTGTAGCAGTTGATGAATTGATTATTATGGCACGACTCATGCCCAAATTTAGCATATTAACTCAATATGCCAAGCACATCTTCTTTAGATAATCTTATGGCTCTTTTTTCTTCGTTTTTAAAATGATAAACCATTTCATAATCAGAGTACTTATAGCACAAAACCCTATCTCCTTTTTTAACTTCAGGAAAATCTGAGGGTGCGGAAACTATCTCAAACTCGTAATCTTCTGTCATTTCAAAAGGCTGAAACATTGTACTTTTAATCTTCTTAGGTATTCTTTTAGCTATGCAATTACCATTAATCGGAGTAAGTTCTCCAGTTTCCTTATTAATCTTTGCATATATAGTAGCATCCCAATACACGGCTACTATGTCGCACATTTGTTCATTATCTCTTTCAATAAGCAATGCTTCATTATCTAAACAATTATGATGTAGTATAAGCATATCTCCAATCTCTATGTTGTTTACATCTTTTCCTATGCTTAATACTTCGCAAACTACTGGGTTAATTTCTCGGTTGTTTTCTCCGTACTTTCTACCTATATAAAGTCTTAGAGTTTCTCCATTGTCTAAATGGACTTCATGTGTTTCTTTTTGCTCTCTATAGCTTTTAACTACGAGCATTTTTCTTCTTGCTTTCATTGTGTGTTGTGTGTTTTATTTTTTAGATGAGTTACCATCTTTACCATTCCTAGCCCGATTAGCTGATTGGTTTTCTTTGACCAACTTACCTGACTTTGTGTGAGACATATCTTTATTATCCCCATTTCCATAAGTTCCAGCCTGTCTATTTGCTTTGTTCAATCTAACCCTATATTTCTTTCTTTCAGGTGTAGCGTGATACGAAGTGTTGTAGGCATTCTTTTTCTTACGAGCATCCGGGTTCTTTTGAAAATAAACGGCTGACTTAGATTTGCCTTTCATTATTTCTTTGGTTTGCCTTTTAAATAAGCATTCATTCTTTTACTAGACTCATCAAGTGCTTTAATGTTTGCATCATTGTACTTTTTGTCTGCTGCACTTATAGCTATATCTTTTGCATCTTGGATGTCTTGTGCTGATTGCTTTTTTACTTTAATTTTAATTTTTTGCATATTATTTTTTTTTATGTTTACTTGCAAATGACTTTGCTGCTGCTACAGAAGCAAAACCCCATTTTCTCAAAGCTAATGCTTTTCTTGTTGGTTCTCCATTTGGCTTTTTCATAGGTCCTGCCATTCCAGCAAACCTAGCTGCAAAAGAAACCCTACGAGGATTCACGCCTGACTTAACAGGGGCTTTTAATTTACCACCTGTTTCTTTATTGTAAGATGCTCTTCCTTTTGCGTTTAATCCGCCTTCAGGGTTCTTACCTTCTTTTCTTTGCCATGCTCCTGCCATACTACTTAGATTTAGCTTTTATTTTTTTTTCTTGTTTTAACATTTCTTTGGTTGGTTTTTTACCAGATCCTGCTGCGGCACGGATATTATCCCAAAGACCTCTTTTTGAATAAGAGCCATCAGCTCTTTTTATCATTTTTACTTTTGCCATTTTCCTTTCAATTGGTTACTTAATGCTTGTTTAGCTTTTTCTTCTAATGCCTTTTCAGCAGCCTTAGCCTTAACTAATAATTCTTTTTCAACAGAAGGCTGAAACTCCCCCTTGTCTTCTTCTCTTTTTTTAACTTTAATCTTTGCCATTAATCTCTAAATTTTTCATCATCTATTGCAATCTTGCTTCTTAATTTATCTATTTCATTCTTGTCAAATTTAAAATTCATTCTTGACATTTCATTTTTCTTTTCATTCAAATTTTTATCCTCTGTTGCCCTCATAGCATTTCTAACTGTTTGATATGCATTAGAGCCTTTAAAGTTTTTTTCTTTTGGATTCCAATCATACACATCCGTATAATAAACAGTATTTGGATTCTTTTCATCATGCCAATATCTTCCTCTTCCTATTGTAGAAGCTAATTTAAAACCGGGGTTAGTTCCACTTTGGAAAGCACCTTCTAATAAATTTAATTTACCTCTATTAAACCAACTTTCATAATTCTCAGAGCTACCATGTCCAAGATTACCATAATCAGCGTACTCTGTTCCTCCATCTTTTTTGCCTGTTCTTTTTACAGCATTTTGTATTACATCATATAATAACACTTTCTCTTTATCGCTTAAAGAACTCTCGCTCATCCTAGCATCACCAGTTATTGCTTTTGCTGCTGCTTGGGATACATTTTTTGGTGCAGGGAAAATAGCTCTAAACATATCAGCAAATCTAGAATCAACCTTTTTGTATGGGTTAACATTTTGAGATTTATTTTTATTGTCTTTAGCCTTAATCTTTGCCATACAACAAATATACTATTTATATTTATTAATTAAGTTTTCTAACTCATCTCTATCCCATTTCTTAATCCTCTGACATATTGCTATTGCCTCCAATTCCTTGACTGCTGATTCTCCTATCTTAGATACTAAGCCTACCCTATATAGCCCCATATTCCCGTGTAGGTACATATTACAACCAGCACATTGTAAGTTGACATTCCATTCGTGGAATCTTAGGGCTGAAAATCCTTTAACAGGGAAATAATGGCCAGCTTGATTGGCGTTGTCCTTGCCACAGCTTATACATACTAATCCTTGGTCTCTTGTACGTACATACTTGTTAAATACATGCTGAGTTTCTTTTATCAGCTTAGGTAAAGGTTTAAGTTTACTTACTGCCTTTTTTGGTGATAGCTTTTTCTTTGTTTTACTCTTTGGGACTTTTCTTCTAATCATACTCTATAACTTTTATCAATACCATCTTCTTCCATCATAATATTGCAAGCCTCATGATTTATAGCGTAGTACTTATTTTTACTCAATTTTGAAAATTTAAACATCTCATCTACATTGCATATTAAAGGTCTAGTGTCATATACAGAACATTTATTATCTATTAACATCTCACATACTCCGTTTTCATCATATCCATATGGGAAGTCTATATTATACTTTTCAATAGCTTTCCCAACTCTTTTACAGCAACACCCACATCCGCTGCATTTAAAACTAATCATTTTCC